CTCAACGCCGGTAACTGGGCCAGCAAAAAGGCTCACAGCATCCCACTGGTCGCCAAGCCAATGGGCTTTGTGGTCGCGGGTTATGTGGCGCTGGTTATGCACCGCCGACCGGCCGGCTTTACTCATGCGCTCCCTTAGGTTGCCAGCCCGTAAGAGTCACGGTCGTCCAACATGGCAACCACGTTGCCAGCGTTCGCCCGAAGCTCACGGGTAATGTCGCTGAGCGGGGCGCGCTCGCTGTCGGGCACGCTCGCCACGGTGCTGTGATACCGGGCGATCATGGCGGTAAGCTCCGTGAGCTTGCCGTCAATAATCGCGCCGAGAAAGCCCGCCGATTGAACGGGTGTTTGACCTACGAATCCCCCGGTTGCGCCTGGCCATGCCTGGTTACCCTGTGTGGTCACCGTTAACACGCTCCGTTTCCTCAAGGGCGCTGCCCGCGCCCGGTTGATGGCTTCGGATTCAAGCAATATCACCGTGGGGGCTTTCCTTGCAAGTGGCGAATATGTTAGCGTGCCTGGCATGGGTCACGCCCAGCCTAACGGGTTAGGGGGCAAGCCGGCAAAACGTCTCCCCCCACGTGGCGCCGGGCCGGCCTAAAGGCTGGGCGTGATCCCATAAAAGAAAACACGTTTTCGAACGGCAAAACGCGGGCAAAGGACGGGCAAACGGGCATCATGGCAAGGTCACTTGACGCCTTGATTGAAGCGTCAGACAGCATGTTTAGCGGGCACGCCCTGACCGCTGAGGTCGACCGCGCCCGGTTGCGGGCGCTCGTGGCCGAAGCCTACGAACGCGGCCGCCAGGACGCCAGCAACGCCCGTGGCGTCCCGTACCACGCCGGCGCGCACTTTGACACAATCCCGCGTGACCCAGATAGCGCCTGGCCACCCGCCAGGCGTGATCGTGCGGGACGCTACGAGGATTGGAACGGGTGACGTGGCCCTAGAGATACCTACGCTCAACGATGGCCTACAGGACACGCACAGGCTTTATGCGTGGCTGTCACGGGATGAGGACGGGATAGAGGGCCTGATAGCCCGCCCGGTTATCTCGCTGCGCCAGGTCACGGTTACGCCGCTTGTCTCAAGTGACCGTGAGCGGGCGCTTGGGCATGCCGATTGGGCGCGCGTCGTGGCCAGGGCCAGGCGCTCACCGGCGTTGCTCGTGGTCTACACGCGCACGGAGCTAATACGGGAGATCAGGACGTGAGTGAGTTTGACCGGGTGTGTCAATGCACGCGCATCAACCACGGTTGCTGCCGGCCATGTCATCAGAACATGACCGCCGAGGATTTGCTTTGCGATGACTGCCGGCAGCGTTCCAAGCACATGCTCCAGGCGATAGGCACAGCGGAGCATTGCTGTAACGGGTTGCACGAGGAGGCAACCATCTGGCCTCCTGTTTACAAGGATGAGGTAACCCGGTACATGTGGCAACCGCCGGCGTTGCCCAAACGTCTCCCCTGGCGGCGCCGATGACTTAAACCCCTTAACAAAAACAGGAAAAGATAGGCACAGAAAGGAGACAGGGCAAGTGGGCATACTCAACGTAACGCACCCGCAACAGGGCCACGCCTCGATGACATGGGAACCGGGCACCAAAAGTGAGGCTGAGGTTAAGGCGGCGTTTGACGAGCTGATATCTCAGGGCATGGGCGCGGTTGCGGTCGACGCCAACGGAGCTGAGACGTTTACCCGCGAGTTTGCGCCTGAGGCTCGCACAATCACGGTTAAAGCCCCGTTGGTCGGCGGGTAACAACCGTGGCACCGTCGAGTAACCGACAGGCCCGGTTCCCCAGCGGGCCGGGCCTGCCGGCCCCGCTCAAATATGAGGTTACGGAGCGTCAGCGTGATTCGGCAGGATACAATTACATTTGCGGGCGGGCCCTGGCGCTTTTCCTCACGCATTTGGACGCTGGCCAGCGGAAGCAATACGCCCTTAACGGCACGGTTAGCGTTACCGGCAATCTTGGCGGTAGATACACGATTCGCCTAACGCCTTACACCGGGCACGAGGTTTGGAGCGACGACAGGGGGCATGGGTTTTGCGTTTACGCCCAAGGGTATCCCGGTAACGCTCACGCCGGCTACCCGCCCGGCGATGGCGCGCTAGCCATCCTCTTGACAATCCGCCACAACGAGGCAGAATTCCTTTCCGTGGCTGTGCCCTACCCGCGGCCGTCGATCTTTGTTCATCATTATGATGAGGTCTACCGCTTTGATCGCTATTGAGCTTACGCCCATTGACGGTGGCGTGCGGATCAAAGCTACCGACGCATACCACATTGACGTTCTCACCATGCTTTACAACTTCCGCATTGTGACAACGCCCAAGGCTGCCCCGCTCGTTTGGGACCGTGGCTGGTGTTACTTCGGCAATGACGAGGCAACTTTTGTGCGGGCTGTCCTGGCTGCGCTGGCATGGGATGGCAGTGATGACAGCGAGCCGGCGGGTTATGACAAGCGGGTTGGCGTTGGTTGGTGATGGTTCATCGCCAGCCCGCCAGCCTCAGGCGCCTTCGGCGCTGGGCTAGGCGTTGGTGGCGGTTCCTGACCGGCCCGGCTCACGGGCCATGGTGGCACGAGCATCACGACAGGTAAAGGGGAGACACGATGGCGAGGCTTGCGCACGGCAGGCTTATACGGGGCAGCGCTGGCCCGGCCTTCGTTGCGGTCATACGCCGCACGAGGGCCGACCCGCCGCTACCGTCCCGCCTCGTGCACTGTGAACTATGCCAGCATGAGTGCTGGCTCAGCTTGGGCGCCGGTGACGCTACCGTGCGGGAAGCCAGCGATAACGGGGCTCGCCCGGTTGTGATTGTGTGCGTTGTGTGCGTGGCCAAAGCCACGGTCATTGCGGTCGCCATGCACGAGATAAGCAACGGAGGCTAGCTCGTGGAGCACTTGACGTGGTCGACCGTGGATAAAAGCTCGTGGGGGGATGGCCCATGGCAGGGTGAGCCGGATAAAGAACAGTGGCAGGACGAGGCAACCGGCCTGGCGTGCCTCGTGAAGCGCAGTCACTTTGGCGGGTCACTGTGCGGGTACGTGGGCGTGCCTGAGGGTCACCCGTGGCACGGCAAGGGTTACAGCGAGCTTGAGGACGTGGTAGGCGTTCACGGTGGTTTGACCTATGCCGACTTGTGCCAAGAGGACGGGCCAGAAGGGGAAACGATTTGCCACATACCCGGGCCAGGCGAGCCGGAACCGCTTTGGTGGGTTGGGTTTGATTGCGGGCATGCGTTTGACTTCGCCCCGGGCATGGCTGCCCGTGAGCGGGCCATGGGGATCCCGCCCATGCCAGACTTTAAGGGGCTGCCCCGGGTGACGTACCGCACGATTGCTTACGTCAAATCTGAGTGCGCCGCGTTGGCGCGCCAGGCTGAGCTAGCCAGGATGACAGCATGACACACGCATTTTTTACCGACTTGCCCGCCAGCCGGTTTCCGATTGTGCTTGAGATATGTGACGTTGCCACGGGCGAGCTACGCTGGACCGAGACTGTGACCGGGCCGGCGGTTGTGCATATCCCTGGCAAGGGTGAGACAAACAAGGGGCAGCCCGTGTTTGTGCGTGTCGGGTACGGTGATGGCGTGACCACGGAGTTGCACCCGCACAAGGGATGGGAAACCATATGAGCATTACGGAACGGGAGTTTATAGCGCTATACGTGATGGCCAGCACAGAGACCGCTGACGAGCTTTACCCCCAGGGTGTCAGCGAGTACCGGGGGCAATACCTGGTTGCTCAGGGCGTTTTGTGCGCCAGGCTCATTGAGACGCTAAGGCAGCTTGGCGTCATCAACGACGCTGGCGAACCGCGCGTCACGTGGGCTGAGCGGGTCAAGGCTTGGGCCAACGCTGCGCCGGCTTATCACGACGCCTCACACAACCGGCACGGCTGGGGATGAGCCATGCTGCCCGCTGCCTACTCGTGGGGCTTCACGGGGCTAACCGTGGGCTTGCTGGCTGTCAACGTGTATCTCACGATCAGGACGTTTAGGCGCTATAAGCACGTTGACGACATGCACGAGCGGGCGCGGGCGAGGCTTGACGAGGCCATAAGATTGCACAAGGGTGCGCTTGAGGATCGTTACCGGGCGCGGGCCATCCTTCATCGGGCGCGGGCGAGCTTGTTTAACTAGCCAGTCCAGATAATGCGATGGATCATGCTTGGCTGGTGAGGCGTCACCGTGAAACGCTGCCCGCCGGTGAGCAACCAAAGCCAGGCAAGCTCGCACGCAAACAAGCCAACCGCTATGTCAAACCGCACATAACCCGGGCCAGGGTTGTTGGCGTGCCACACGAGCGCCAGGAAATGAGCCATCACACACGCACAAACTCAAGGGTCATGTTCATCACGAGCTGGCCACGCCGGCTGATGCGAACGACACCTTCGGTAATCTCAACCTCAACGTCATGAAACACGAGGTCGATACTGTTAGGCACTTGAACGGTAACGGTTACATTTTGCCTTACCATTGTTGCTTGTCCTGTCTTGAGGGTTGCCGGGCGTTTGCGAAGCTTCCCCACTTGCAAAGCGCCCGGCCATCCCATCACGGTCGCTCAGTCGCCGACCGTCATCACATACCACGGATCCTCGTCAGGCGTTTTTTTGACACGCTCAATGCCGAGGATCCGGCCCTTGCGCGTGCCCTTTTGCAAAGCCGAATGCTCGGCCAGTTGCGTGGCTGTCATAACCCCAACCCACGCTTTTTGGTAATCGGTTGTGCGTGACCGGCTCAGCGAACCGTCCTTATTCCACGGAAGCTCGCCAAGCGTGTAACGCGGGCTAATCCCGCACAATGGGCAACGGCGTTTAGCGCTGCCTTGCCGTTTGAGTTGGCGTTCCCGGGCGCGGGTGCCAGCCCAAGTGCGCGCAACGACCCAAGTAAGCCCCGCCGCTTTTGCTGCCCGCAATAGTGGTGAGCCTTCGCTTGTGCCATGCTGGGCCAGCCGACGTGCCAAACCGCGCCCGCCTCCCCTTGCCCAGCCTGTGTAATGCCGGGCGGTTCCTCGCCCGTTTGCGCCTCCCCCTGGCCCGTAATAATCGGACAAGTGCAAAAGGTAAACCGTACCCCATTGCATAGGCGTTAACCATCCTCACTGTATTGTGTGTCTCCGTCGTCAAGCGCGATTACTTCCCGCGCCAGTGGCAGGAATACAGACAACGACATTTGCAATTTCCATGCGTTGCCTTGGTCGTCGTGGACATGCAAAAGCACGAGCGGGCATATCGCCGCCGATTGGACCCAAACCGCTTGGTTATCCGCTGTCGGATAGCCGGTTGCCGGCACGTCTGGCGCGGGATGCATGGGCGCTATCCGTGGCGGGCCTTTGCCGTGCGGGCGTGCGAAGCCTCGCCCGCCCGTGGCGTCGTGTGTCACGTAGGTCGGTTGTGCTGTCATCCTGGCGGGCCTCCCTTGACCGTTTGGCGCGCTCACCGTAAGGGCGCACCAACGCAACCGTAACCCCAGGCCGACGGCAGCGCAAGGGGAGGGTTACGGGCGTAGGGGAGGCACGACACGCGGGCAATACGGGCAACCCTGCCACGGGCGTAACCCGCGCCCTACACTGTCCCCATGGCAATGATCCCTTACCGGGAAGGCACAACGCCCGAAGGCGAGGCACGGAAGGTGGCTGAGGCGTTCGCTGGCGCGTGCGCCGCCATATACGCCGACCCTGACCCTGAGGTTGCCTGGCGCGCTGCCAACGAGCTACAGGCGCTTGTGGCGCGCCTCAACGGTGAGGCTGCCAACTTCCGCGCAACCGTGTTGCTGAGCTTGCGCGATTACCACGGGCTAGACAACGCCAAGCTAGCCCGCCGGCTTGGCCTGTCACGTCCTCAAGTCAGTACGCTTATCAAACGAGCAACGGAGCGAGGTAACACAGTGACCAACCCAACCACAACGCCCATACTCCCGCCCGTAGTGCTGGCAGTCATCACAAGCCCTGACGGACGCGCATTGATGGCCAGGCGTAAGGACGACCGGCCACCGTGGACCTTCCTAGGGGGAGACGCTGAGCCGGGCGAATCCGCAGACAAGGCGGCGCGCCGGCGGGTGCTGGCTGAGTCTGGGCTTACCGTGACAGACACGAGTTATATCGGCGAGCGGGTCCACCCGCGCACAAGCCGGCACATGATTTACGTGCATGCCACGGTCGCTGACCCTGATTCCGCCAAACTCACGGATACGAAGGATCACAGTGAGCTAAAGTGGCTCACGATTCCTGAGACTGCGGTTGTTGCGCCTGACATGTATGAGCCGGTCAGGCAATACCTTGACCGGCTGGCAGACAGCCTAGCCAGCGAGGATCCCAGCTAGCCACGCCTCAGGCTCGCACGCAACGCCCTGGCCCCAGCGGGGGCGCCAGGGCGTTGCGCTGTATCATGTCCCGCTGACCTGCAATGATCCTGTTACAGAGCTGGCACTACGATCCTACGTGGTATCATCTGAGTGACAGGCAGGCGGCGCGCGTGTCGCGTTGCACGAGACAGGGAAGGCGAGTCACCATGGCGAACATGCGAGCACTAATCGAGTTGAGGCTGAGCCGCGACACGGACGAAAGCACAAGCGTGGAACGGCAAGAGGAACAAACAACGCTCACCGCTAAAATCCGCGGCGACCGGATAGTTAAGATCTGCCGTGACATTGACGTTTCCGGCGCAATCTCACCGTTCGACAGGGAAGACCTAGGCCCGTGGCTTACCGACCCAGTGAAAATAGATCAATGGGACGTTCTTATCGTCGCCAAACTCGACCGGCTTACACGGTCATTGTTTGACTTCGCTGACCTTGTGCGATGGATGGAAAAACACGGCAAATTCCTAATTAGCGTAGCTGAGTCCATTGACCTAACCAATGCAGGTGGCCGGATGATAGCCAACGTGTTTATTTCCTTCGCACAATTTGAGCGTGAGCGCACAAGCGAACGCCGGCGGGAAGCTTCGGAAAAACTACGTCGAAGCGGTAAATGGAACGGTGGCCGGGCACCTTACGGGTACGCTTTGAAAGATGGAGGCGCCGGCCTGTTGTATCAAAATGACGACACGGGGCCAGTTATTAGGCGAATCGTCAACCTGATAATTGATGGCCATTCGCGCCTTACCGTAGCGGAAATGCTAAACGAGGATGGCATACCCGCGCCACGCAACGCGAAAATGTGGCGTGTCCCGACAATATCCAAAATGCTTGGTTCGCGTTATCTCCGGGGCGAACTTCAATTTGAAGGGCGCACGGTGCGGGATGAAGATGGTAACCCTATCATGATAACGGATCAGCCGCTTATCACTGAGGGTGAATGGAATTTGCTTCAGCATGCCCTGACGCAAACGACATTCACACATAAGGGGACGCGGGAAACTGAGCATCTTTTGCTCAGGGTTGGGTTTTGTGGCGCGTGCGATAGCCCACTATATTACCAAAAGCACAATGGGCGCCCTTACGGTTATTACCGTTGCGCTCAGAATTGCGGACAACGCATGATCCGCGCATCAGCTCTTGAGGGTGTGGCCGAAGATTTCCTGTTGCGCGGTTACGGTGATGATGTAATTGAGCGTCGTAAGAGCACTGGCAAAAATTACGCTGCCGAGCTTGAGCTAGTGCAGCGTGAGATTGATGATTTGGAAGATCAATACTTGGCTCATTCACTGTCCGCTGAGCGGTTCGCGCGCATGACAACGAGACTTGAGGCACGGCAAAACGAGCTTGTCAACCTGTCGCGTCTCAGCGAAGGTGAGCAATGGGAAAGCACGGGCGAAACCGTCAGACAACGCTGGGAGCGGGCGAATAACGCCCGTGACCGACGCGCCATGCTCATGCGTCTGGGCGTGCGGTTCCGTCTTTACGACGTGTGCCACATTGACGGGCGCCAGGCCGGCCAGCATATCGAGAGTGATTGGCTGCCCATGGCTGAGTCTCATGAGAGGCTAACCCGTCCGCTGTCTGTGTGACGTAGACCACACTGGACATGTGGCGAACGATTTGACATGTGGGTACCCACACTGTAGATTGATCTCATGACAACGACCTGTAGCCAGTGCCAGCAAATCTGCGAGAGTCTTGACCAGTACAGCGATTGCTGTAACGAGCCGGTTCGGGTGAGCTTCACCGGCCATGACAACTGCACGTGTTACAAGGGTCACAAGAACGACCTTGACAACATCACAACTTCAATCGCCAACTGTGCAGTCCACGGTTAACCAACCATCCCCCACGGGGCCACCGGCCCCAGGAAGGAGGCTCACAATGAGCCCCAAGGCTATCTGTCGCACTTGCGGGAACGGCATGTTCCACTGTGGGCTCGCTGGCGAGCCTTACTGGTGCGGGGCGTGCAACACTCGCACGCATGACCCGCGCTGGGTTTGCCCCAAGTGCGGGCGTGGCGTCGTGTCTGGCGACATTTGGCTAGACCCTGGCCTTGAGTGCCCGCCGGCGCCTAAGGCGCTCAGGTAGGCGCTCAGGCGCTTGCGAGGCCCGGCCATCGTGCCGGGCTTTTTGCGTGTGAGGGACGCCACAAAAAAAGTTCAAGATTCTTTCGAAAACTGGCCCGTGTGGGTACCCACAACTGATACACTCAAAGTGTAAGACAGCGAGGGACAAGGGAGAGAGGGAAGATGTACCGGATTAGCGAGGACATGATGAGGGACATTGCGCGCGACCGTAGCGATGGCGCAAGCTGGGCCTTCCTGAGCAACATGTATGGGATCCCGCCTCAGTCGCTCAAGCGGGCGTATGTCCGTAAGAGCCAAGAGGTTTACGGAGACTGGCGCGCAACGAGCGTCACCAAGAACGACCAAGGTGACGTTACCAACGTTTACCGGGGCACCGTTGAAGGCGTGCGCCTGGCGGTTACGCACCACTCAGCGCATCGTGGCGGTTGCCTCTACATCGGCTCAGTCACCGTGATGAACCAAGACGTTGGCGCAACCTTCACCTTCAACTCAACGGCAGCCCCGGGCGAAATTAGCATCACCGGCGCGCGGGCCTACGCCATCAAGCACTTTGACAAGGTGGCTGGCTGAGCGTTGACCGTTGGCCCGCTTCGGCGAGCCAGCGGTGAGCACTCAAGCTCACCACGAAGGGAGGCGAAAAAGATGGCCAGGGTCACGGCTTACCGTGGTTACATGGTGATGAGCCTTGCGCAAGACTTGCGCGCCCAGCTTGACCCTGCCATCTTCAACCGGCTCATACACGAAGGTCCGCAAACTAACGCGGAGGCTGAGGATATTATCAGTCAGCTCGTGCAACTCAAGGAATCAATCAAGGAAGGTGCCTGACATGGCAGACAAAAACCCGCAAACTGATTACCCGTTCATCGTGGCCTATCAAAAGTGGATGGGAGCTAACGAGTGGTATATCAGCCAACAGGTTAAGCGGGCGCGGGAGACTGGCGCACCCGCCAACGCAACAAGCTGGGACTCAGACAGGGGCGCATGGCGCACGACTGACGGCATCCTCAACCCTCAACTCAGGGCTTACCTTGAGCTTCCTGACACGCCCGAAGTTGTGGCGGGTCAACTGGCCAGCGACCTTAACTCCGCTTACCTGGCTCTTATCCGCATCAGGGCACGCCTTGTCAAGCTCGCTGAGCCTGGCAACGAGGTCGGCAACGAGGCGCTTAAGGATGGCAGGGTGTGTGAGGCCATCGCGGGAGTCAAGGAAGTTGCCTCAACGCTCTATGAGGCGCTTACGCCCATGGCGGGCAGCGAGGATGACCCTTACAACCCGCTTCACGAGGTTGGGTTTGGTGATGGCGGTTACATCATCCAAAACCTTGCCGGCAATTACACGGTCACGTTCTATGGCGAGTCGGATCCGCAAAGCGAAGGGATTGACTGGCCAACCGCTGTCAAGGTGCTAGCTGCCCGCATAACCGAATTCCACAACGCGCCCGGGTACCGTGATGTTATCGTGCCTTGCTGGCGCTTCAACGCGGACACGGGTGAGGAAACCCCGTTCACCGTGCATGATCTCATGGCGGTTTACAGTCGCAACGAGTTGGCGACCGCCCTGGCTTACAAGCAAGCACACGCGAAGGAAGGCAACTGACATGTTCAAATATCTCAGCAGGTTCTATGACCACGGCCGGCGGTTCGTTAACCTGTCAGTCAAAAAACAAGACGAGCTGATCGCTGCGCACGCGCGGGCCAGTTACGTTGATGGCGTAGTCACGTTCACAGTACCTGGCCAGGAACCGACCGTGCTAGCGGTCAACAAACACGTTCACCGTAAGGCTATCGTCGCTTGGGTTGATGACTTCAACCAGCGTGCAACGAAGGAAGGCGCCTGACATGGCCGAACGCATGCGCAAACTCACGGCAATAACCGTGCCCGCGCTAATATTCGCCGTCACAGGATGCAACGCCCCAAACGCTAACGCTGCCCCGCCAGCGTCCACCTGCGGTTACTGGCGTGACGGCAGCACGCTTAAAGGCGGTGCTCTCTCTGCCTATCCTGGTAAGACGCCTAAGGATGGCACTAAGGCCACCGTTCAAGGCAAGGGCGCATGGAAAGTATGCATCAGCGTCAGCGATCAAACAATTTGGCTCAAGTCGGCGCCGGGCCTATTCCTGCAAAATGTTGGTGGCGTGGCCAAATGGAAAAACGCCAGCGGGTCACTTTGGCAGGCGTGGACATTCCACGAGAGACACACCCAGCAAGGCGGTTGGCGTGTCAACAACCGCGCAATAGACACAGTGGACTTGTGCGCCGCCGGCGGCGCTGGCAGTGAAGTTGACCTGACCACATGGTCGACGTGTGGCAGCAAGGCCCGTGAAACGTGGGGTTGGACTAGCCAGCCTGACAGCCCGCTTATGACTGGTCGCCGGCCATGACTGACAGGCACCTTAGCCCGCAACTCAAGGTGAGGTTCACCCCTGACCTTGACGAGCGGATCCGTGAGGACGCTGAGCGCCAGGGCGTGACGCTCACGCAATGGCTCAGCGAGGCAGCGGAAGCCCGCCTCAACGCGCCTGAGCGTCCCTCAGCGGGCACGGGTGCCGGCGCAACCGGGCGCGGGCGTTCGCCCGCCAGCGTCACGCCTGGCGCGCCCTAAGGGGGCGCAAAGCGAAGGCCCGCCGGTCAGCCGGCGGGCCTTCGTGTTTCCCGGGGCTTGTCAGGCGTGCGCCGCCTCGTATCGCGTCACGACAGCACGCGGGATAATCCCGTTGGCGTTCACCTTGATGCCCGCGCCTTTGGCCCACTCACGGATCCTCTTGTTGCGCGCCTTCGGTGTGTCAGCCTCACCCGCTGGCGCTTGACCCGCTGGCGACTCAACCACGGTTAGCGCTGGCGCCGGCTCACGGAAGCTCGCCGGCGCGGGCGTGTTGACCCGGTCGTTGCCCGCGCTTGTGTGGCGGGCCTCATAGGCTGCGATGATGCTGCCAGGTATGCGCCCGCGCTCATTGACGGGTGGCAAGTCAGACTGACCGGCAGCCCATTGCCTCACGCGGGTGCTGTAGGCCCGGTCAGCCGGCGTGCGCCCGCCTCCCTTGTGAGCCTTGCTCGCCCATTGGACAGTCGCACGCCTGGCACTGGCCAGGTAGGGCGTTAGCCCTTCCTTGAGCGCCTGAGCGTCACTGTCGCATAGGTCGAGCTCGTAGCTGCCTCCCTCGTACCCGAACGCCACCGTGCCTGTTGCCTCATGCTCGCCATCGTCGTGTGGCAAGTCACACAACAGTGTTACTTCTACTCGCTTAGCCATCCCGCATCCCTTCGCTTGTCCTGGCTGGCTTGGCTTTTACGAGGCAGTGTAACGCTCTACGGTCGGCGCGCAAGTGGCGAACCACGCGGATAACAGGTAAGCATGCGCGGGCGCCCGTGTGTCGCTGGCCTCCGTGGCGCTGCCTGGCGTCAAGTCGTACAACCCCAGCAACGCGGCGGAAGCCAGCGAGTACGCCCCAGCGGACTTGTCCAACGTGGCTGCCAGGTCAGGCACGGGCAACACGAGCAACGTTGACATGAGTGTTGCTATCACATACGACACGCACGCCAAGTGTTTATCAGGCAGGTCGTCAAGGGTGATTTTGAGCCCTTTGATTACCTGGCGGGCCTCGTCATGCTTGGCGAACCTGTCACCCTCAGGCCGGCCAGCGGTCATTTCGCTAAAGTGCCTGAGTGTTTGCATGGCCTCAACGGGCAAACTCATTTACCCAACTCCCTAGCTTGTGCTGGCAATCGCACTTGCCATCACAGTTGCCATGTTCGCCAATGGCCATGCTTTGCATCAACGCCTTGCCTACCGTTTGCCGGTCAGGGTCATTACAAATAGCATTCAGCTCACCGGCCCTGAGACAACTTTTACAAATCATGGGACTCCCTTTAATTTCTCAAAAGCTCGTAAGCGTATCCTTGCACGTTAAACATGAGCGCCATCAACGACTCAACCGGGTCAATAACATCACAATCGTAGCCGCGGTGATACTTCCAAACCTGCATAAAGTGACGCCACATTGATTTGGCGTAAACGTCATACGGTATCCCCTTTTGCCAGTCGTCGCCATCACGCAAGGTTCCGTCATTGCGCTCCCTGTGCTTGTGCATATAGGCGGCGAACGCTTCCAACACGATTGGGCTTAGGAACGCTTCAAAGTCGTATTTGCCTTGCTCCGTGTCACGAGTCGCACCACTGGCAAACGTGCGGACGCCACCCGCAACCGGCTCAAACGGGTGAAACCGCCAGCCATCCTCCGTGTTGCCCGCTGCCCGCATAATGTCAAGCCCGCACGCCTGAGCAACCTTAAGCTCAAGGTTCGCCCCTTCGGATTCTTCCCAAAGGGGCAGCAAGACAATAACGTCACTTTTGACAACTTGTGAAAGGTCTTTCCGCATGTATTTGTCAAGTGACAATGACGTGTCACCGTTGAAGTTGCGGGCAGGGTTGATAATCTTAAACCCTTCGTCAGCGAGCAAAGGCCAACGGCCGGCGTCAACCTCGGTCCTAATCCAACGGGATAGCGCATCCTCGGCTGAGCGGAACGCGGGATGGTTGTAATCTTCGTAACCGCGCATCGGCCCAGACAAATAATAAGTTATCATTCCGGCCAAATCCCATTAGCAATGCTCCATTCATCCTCACGCCGCTTCCGGCTTTTACGCCCGGTCAACGGGTCATGCAATGCATGCTTACGCCTTCGCTTGCGCCCGCTTTTCTTTTTGCGCAACGGGTCACGGGCAAAAGGGCGCTCATCCTCGTGCGCCGGCAACGTCTCACCTTCGTAAGTGAAACGGCCGCGCAACACGCACGAAGGATCCCCATACCACAACGCCCCGCGCCCTGACCCGCCAGCGTGCCTCATAGCGTCTCAGCCCACTTGGTCGCGTAGACCGCACGCATCATCACTACGGAGGCCGGCTCGGCTTGCGCTGCCTCCCGGGCCTCGTCAACGTCAGGCCAAACCCAAATCGTGCCTTCACTGTCCCTCGTGGCAAACTCGTAACGCATCCAATCCAAAGGCTGCCCGTTAACCTTAATCATCACTGAAATCCCTTATCTGATTTGTCAGCACGTCACCCCTGCCGGCAGCCACAAGCGAGGCCACGTCCTCACCCTCAGGCGCGTAAATGATCTGCGCCCGCCAGCCCACGGTTTGCGCCACACGCCTGGCTAGCACTTCCCCTGGCCTGACCGGGTTAGGGCAGTCGAGCTTGCACCGTGGCGAGCACTGGCAACGCGGCGTGTCCCCATCGGCGAACACAAGCACACGCCCAAAATCTTTAAACACGGGTGCCCACGTTTCGGCGTTCGCCTGCCAATGGTCAACGCCAGGCACGCCCATGGCCGGGATATGCAACCCTTCCGTTGCCGCTATCGCGTCAATCTCACCCTCACAAATCCCAATTTGATCGGTTGCATTAGCAAAGGCCAGGACGTTAAACAACCGCGGCTTTTGCCCTTCGTGCTGGCCGTACTTAGGCCCGCGCCCAACAAGACGCCTAAACTTCAACGCCTTAACTCCAGCGGGCGTGAGGTACGGGATAGCCAGCATGCCCGTAAAACGCTCGTCACCCTTCAACGGTGACGACACAAACCCAAGCCGGTACGCCTCCCAAATGCCACGGTTAAGAATCCCGTGCTTACTCAAATAGGCGCTCACTGGCTGTCTTTCGTCTTCCTTTAGCTTCAACAGTTGTGTGTGATATGTCCGTGCCGCTCGCGCCAAGTACCGTTCTTGCAAAGTCGACCGCGCCACGATAACCCAAACCCTCAACCTTCCTTATCAAGCTGATGCCGTCCCCTGACATGTCGCATGCGTGGCATTTGAACGCGCCAAGCTCAACGTTGACACTCGCTGACGCGACCTTGTCCTCGTGGAAAGGGCATTTGACGGGGCGCCATCCGGTTGGGCTGACCCTTGCGAGGTTTGCCCCGTAATGCGTCAAAATCTCAGCAATGTCAAGAGCCATCTTGAATATCTCGGCGCAGTCGATCAATGCGCTTATCGAATTCATCGGCTAGGCTATCGACCTGGTTTGACGACTCAAAAGTAATCAAACCTTGCCTAGCGGCAGCCCTAACCGTGAGTTTCGTCGAATAACCTTCCTCTTGCCAATGCCTCAACTGATAATCAAGGATTGCCCCGGCAATCCCTGTGAGACTTGGCGAGATAGCCAGATAACGCCCAGTTGGCGGATACAAACCCCAAAGGATGCCAGCCTCAGCCGCAAGCTCTCTCACATGGCGCTTTACTCCGTTGTACTGGCTTTCATTTAGCCCGTATCGTTGCTGCATTTCAGGGCCAGTTGGCCGGTCGTCCTTGAGTGCAAGCGACCAAATATCCCGGGCAACGTTTTGCAAATCACGTCTCATCAAAAATCCCGTCAATCATCTTGATTAGCTCCGTGCGCAATTGGCCACGTTCCCAAGAGGATCCCGCTAGCCTGGCCATGTCACGCACGATGCGGTCTAGGGTTTGCATCCAATCGTTTAGCGCATCCTCAGGCCCGTAATCGTTAAGCGGTTGAATCTCGCCATGCTGGCGGGCTTTAAAATCCGCAGTTTCCCGGGCAAGATCATGCGAGGATATTTCGGGCGGTTGGTTAATCGGTTGAGGCTTGGGCGTGCGTATCTGGCGGTTGGCTTGCTCATAAGCCTCAACCCGCTTTTCATGATCGCCAGATATGCCAACGGCATAATTAGCGATCTTGAGCGAGTTAACGGCACGAGATACGACAGACTGATCGCAACCGATAGCATCGGCAATCTGTTGTTGTGTCTTACTGCCTGGTCCATCTAGTTCAGCCTGGCAACGCTCCGCAAACTCAAGCGTTGCAATCTTAATCTGAGTGTGAAGCTCACGGAGACGAGCGATATTCTCAGGGCCGGATTGATAGCTCATGCTGTCAACGCCGCAATAACAAGCATAGTCGTAATAAAACCGCCAACCACCAACGCCGTAACCCTGGCAGCGGGATCCTCAGTCATATACACAGCGCCACCAACGCCCAACGCCATCAACGCGGCCGCCAGCCACATAAAATAAACAAGCACCGTGTCACCATTCGAGCTTGACCGGCACAAACTTGCCGGATTGGTCGACCGTGGCCTGGCGCTGGTAAACCTCAGGGCTGACAACCTCGGCAACCTCAGTTTTGCGCTCAACCTCACGCACCCTCACACTCAATGACAGGTCACGGAAGCTCGCCACGTGGCGGAACACAGCCAGTTGATTGCTTTGGCTCGTGTAAATCCTCAGCGCACAGTCACGGCTGGGGCCATAGTCGCGGGTGCCCGGGGCCAGCGGGCCAAACGTTATCTTGGCGTTGGCCGGTATGTCTTCAACAATCGTCGCGCCGCCATCCTGAAGCTCAATGAGTATTGACCGGGTCTTAGCTGTCGTTGCCACCTTGTTTTACTTCCCTTCACATTTCCACGATGCCGAAACCGACACGGTAATCCGGCCGGTCGTCTTCAATGACAAACCCTTGCCCCAAGTCATCCCACCATTGGCGCAACTCAGGGAACCACGGATAAGGGTGCCGTATGTCATGCACCATGGCCAAACCGCCAGGGCGCACCAATGGGGAATACATGCCCCAATCCGCCACGATGCCAGCGAGCGTGTGATCTCCGTCAATGTAAAGCACGTCAACCGGGCGCCCGCCAAGCTCCCAGACAACCCACTCAAGCGAAGCCTGAGCGTGGCTGTCGCCAAGATGCACGTTCGCCCCGTAAACGTCCTCAGGCGCCACGGAGGCGCCCGCCGGCGGGTTGTTACGGTCAGGCAGCCCGCCAGGCAGGGTGATTCCGTAAACGTTGCTTATGGCAAGTTGCTGCCACACGTACAACGTGCCACCCTCAGCGCACCCGATCTCAAGCAACGTCTTAGGCTGCCGTTCCTTGATAAGGTCAATGATTTGTGCCAACTCTCGCGGGTTTTGCTGGGCGCCCAGTTCGCACGCCTCAAGGGCCAGCGCCCAAGGGTCAATCACGCCGCCTCGCCCCGTTTCTTGTTTAGCTCGTCATCTGCGAGCCGGCGAAAAACCAGGTAGTTATCGGCGTCCTCACCCTGGCCGACCATGCGGACAATCACACAAGGCGCCTCACCAGGTTTAGCGTTCCTCATGGCCTGGCGCATCCACTCTTGAGGGTTGAACCGGCCACGGGCCTTAACCTCAATCGCGTGCCCTGGCACGTCCTCAACATCCTTGCCGGGCAAGCTCGCTGGCGTGCCTTTAGCCTGAGGCCAGCCGTGCGCCCGAAGCCAGGCAACGACCACAACGTTTTGCGTGCGGCGCCCACGGTCAACACGGGAAGGCATCGGCGGGCCTCATGCTTGCACCGTTGGGCATTGCTGCGCACGGTCCCTCATCTGGCATGACCAGAAAGCCGGATACGGTTTACCCGTTCGCTGGCTGAATCCGGCCGGAACGTATTTCATTGGCCCGTGCTGACACGACGGCACGGCAGCCGGCGCAGAGGATCCTGTCTGCGCTGACACCGGCGCCACATTTGGCGCATAGCCAGGGTTTTGCACGGTTGTGGTGCCAGCGGATTGCCAAGGGTCCAGCGTTGCGCCTCCCTGGCCCTGAGAGCCATTCTGAGCCCCGGCCCTACCGGGGGTATAGGCGGGTGCCTGTTCTCGCGTCTCCGTGCGTCCTGGCGCCTCCTGGCGGGTGTTTTCCGCCACATGTGCGGCGCTGCCTTCATACATCTTCCGCGCGACCGCATCGGCGAGCCGGTCAAGGAAGCTGTCACTAACATCAATGCCAAGATCCGTCATGCTGCCAACTCCGTTTGCATAGCCTTACCCATACGGGCATCAATCAACGTCAAGTAATCAGGGTCACGCTCAATCAACACGCAGCGCATGCCCTCAAGGACCGCAGCTTCGGCAGTGGTGCCAGTGCCCGCAAACGGGTCCAAAACAAGCCCGCCAGGCGGGCACACGAGCCGCACGAGCCAGCGCATCAACCCAAGCGGTTTGACAGTCGGGTGAACGGTCACGCCTTCCGCTGTCGGGCGCTCCCTCGTGCTGGCCTTCGGGTGGTATTTAAAGACAGGGAAAAACGTTGCCCGCTGCCCAAGCTCGCCCGCCACGGTTTCATCAACCAACACGTTCGGTGGCCAGCGTCCCTCAACCTCCCTGCCCGCATAGTCGTTATCATCGGGCGAGTTATTGAGCCTGGCAGCGTTGCCAGGCTTGTTACCCGCACGAGCGTTGACCCGCGCGTCACTGCCAACCCGGCAACCGTCAACGTTGATACCGCCGGCACCGTACTCAAGTACATTACCCGCAACCGTCCCTTTAAAGGGTTTACGGGCCATCACAATCGGTTCATGCACCGGCTTAAGCGCAGTCCCCCAACCCTGCCACCGTTCACCCTCAGGCGTGGCCGGAATATCATCATCAACCTCCCGGTAACCATCCTCCGCTGCCTGACGTTTCCACGGTCGGTCGATACCAATACCGCCACCCAAAACATTGGAAGTCCATGGGACACGTTTCTTTTCCCGCTCAGCACCCAACCGTTTATCAATCATCCGGCTTATGTTCTGTGATTTGGGAAACCCGCTGCCGTACAACCATTCAAGGCAATCCCTGATCTCAAACCCGGCATCCTCAATACCACATGTCAAACGGTGATAGGTGCGTGTCCCGCCGAAGGCCAGAAGGTGACTGCCGGGTTTCAGGACGCGCAAGCATTCGCGCGCCCACATTTCGCACCATTCCTGATAAGCTCGTGAATTCTCGTGAACTTGCTTAATCCTGCCGGGTTCACGCGCCGACCAACGAGGCCCGTACTCCGATTCAAAACCCGTTGCGTGTTTCCAAAACCGATCCCAATCCTTCCCCATGAACTCCAACCCATACGGAGGATCACACACAATCACATCAACACTCTCAGCCTTAAGAGCTTGCATCACCTTGACGCAATCACCCTCAAGCAACTGCCAGCCATCAGCCACGTTAGGCAGCCTTCAACGCTGGCGCTTGCAACTTCGGCGCCGGCTGTAGCACCCCATCAGCGTGCGCAACGTCAAAATCAAAAACCACCTTCAACGCAAGGAACTGTTTAAACAACTCGTCAACATACGCTACGGGTGCGAGCCGGCTAAACGTTGGCCTAACATGCAACAGGGCAAAACGCTCAAACTTCGGAAGCTCACGGGTCGACCCATCAGCCTCAAGGATGTAATCAGCTTTAGCCAGCGCCGCCAACTGCATCCCATAATCAGGGTAAAGATTCTTACCCGTTTTCGTGTCGGCAAGCACAAGCGTGCCACCAATCCGCGCCGACCAATCGGCCGTGCCCGCATACTCAAATTCATCCGACCAAACCGTAAACTCGCTATCAACCCAATCCGGCTTGTAATGCTCAGTGAAAAACAAGAACTGTCGCCACATTTGACGCGCCTGAGGGACCGCCGCGGCAACCTCATCCTCATCCGGCATATCATCCTTGATATAACGGTCAATCCAATCATGCACAAGGTCACCAACCGCTGACGCACTCGACTTGGACGAGTCCCGCGCAAACGGCGCAGTCTTGACAAGCCGGTAAATCTCGTCAGGTGTCAGCCCGTAAAGTTTCCCCACGTTCTCAGAAGCGTACCGGGCAGCCTCATTGGCAGCCCAATACTTCAAACCATCAATAGCCTTTTTGCCCTTAATGTTCGTGATCGACGGTACTTGAGTGCGCTTGGCAGGGTTGTAATAGTAACGCCCAAACGGCGTGTTGATGCTCAACGCTGGAGCTGTCATGCTGCCACGTCCTCAGGCTCAGGCTCAACCGGGCGCAACCCCGGCATAAGCAACGCCCGCCCCCGTGCGTCATAAAACGTTATCGACCATTTGACCGCGCCAGCGGGCACAGGCATTGAGATAATCAAGGTATGTACTCCAAACGTGTGACCAACGGTTCTTGCAACGAGCGTTGCCCGCTCACAAGTTCGTCAATGTAACGGGCCTTGCACTCATCCGAGCAAAAAAAGCCCGTGTCCCGCCAATCGTTCGTGATGCGCCCGCATTGCTCACAATGATTAGCCTTCACTTATCCTCAACCTTCCAATAGGCGATTCCCTCACTTGTCCAGTACATGCGCCAAACCGGCTTACGCTTGTGCGTGAGGCGCCGCCAGTTAATGCCAAACCATGTGGCCTTACCCGTCCAATAAATTTTGTCACCAATCCTCACGCCATACACTTTGGTTATGCGAGGCGCGCTCATTGCTGCCCGCAAGTCACAATCATGCAAACTTGCCGTTCCGCGTGGCGCACCTCTTGGAATAGGCGCACTGTCGCAAGCTCGCTAACGACTTGCGCGGCGCACCAAACCGTCACGAAAACGACAATGGCCAGGACTCCCCACCATGGAATCAGCCCCGAAGATGCGCCAAGGTAATAATCATTGTGACCACGACCGGGCATATCAGGCCCGTCAATACCGCTGCGCCTATCATCCATATCCGATTCAACCGTCCCGCCGACTTGTCCTCAAGCCTCGCCACCCGCGCAAGCAAAGCGTCATGAGCTGAGACGCCAGCCCTAAGAGCCTCAATTTGAGCCTCGCCAATCGTCAGGCGGCGCAAAACTTCCTGATGCTCAGCGTCATACCGGCCCCACGTAACAGGGCCACCGTTGCCAGGCCCGCTCACTTCCGCCACCTAACCCCGGCCCCGAAACCCGCAATAAACGCCAAGCCCATAAGCGAGGCAAACTCGGCAAGGTCAAGAAACCAGGTCACCCGACAGCACCAACTGAGCATCAGGGTACCGGCGCAAAAACTCATCCCCCCGGTAAACCCGGGAAAGCTCACCAATCAACAAACTTGCGTCATCCCGGTCAGGGTCGCCAACAACCGAATAAACAAGCCAATAACGGTCATCAGCCTGCCAAATGTCACCCAACGTGGGTGGCCAATGCTCCGGCCTGCCCTTCGGATCCCGCCCAACCTCAATGTCACGAGGGTCATAAAAACAAACCTGATGCCACAAGTCAGACTTGTCTGACTCCACCGTCACACACGAAGGCCACACAGGGTCACAGTCAACAACCCTGCCCGTGAAACTGACCGTAACCCGCTCGCCAACCTCAGGCCGGCGGTTAAGCAAAGTGGTCACGCTGCCAACTCCCTCTCATACAAATCATTAACCCGCATACTGGGCTGTACCAAAAACCGGCAAAACATGCGCGCGGTCGGATCCTGAGGCCCGTTAGTGTTTTTCACCGGCGCAACGCTCAACGCTGTACCCAACGCGCCCACGGTAAGCACAAGGCGCGGGATCTGACTGACTTTCCCTTGTATTGCCCACGAAGGTGGCGGAAGCCCCGGGTTATCCTTTGCCCACGATTCTGAGGCGTGGTGCAAAACGCAAAAGTGCGCGTGCGTCTCCCGGGCCAACCCGTCAAACTCCCGAAGGGCTTGAATCATGCTGCCCCAATCCGTCGGATCCTCAACCGTGTCAATCAAATTATCGACAAAAACAATGTCAGGCCACGTCCCGTGTATAGTCTCAAACGCCCGCATGTTAACCACAATGGCGTCAGTGTCGCACTGCTGGTAAACGAATTGCGTGCCGTTAAGCAAACCCATGGCCTCAATGTATGGGCCTGTGTTACCGCGCATTAGCTCAGCTTCGACGTATTCCGCAGCATCGCCGGTGAGGATCCCGCCAACCCGTTTGGCGACCGTCCACTCGTCACTGTCCGCGCTAAAGTAAAGCGCGCATTTTCCGGCGGTAGCCCACGCAACAAGGATGTTGAGCGCCAGCACGGATTTAAACGCGCCCGGGGCGCCAGCAATCAAGCTCACTGCCCCGTGGCGGAATTTGATCCTGTGCAAGTCAAACGAAGTGAACGGGTCAGGCAACGCCTGGCCCAGCTCGCCCGTCCTGCCAGCAAAACGCCTAAGGGAGTACATCACGCCGCCTCAGCGTGGCTCTCAGGCCCGCACAGGGCCAGCCACGACGCCAGCGCCTTGCCTATGTGCTCCGTGTAGACAGGGGGGAAGCTCTCACGCGCGTCATGCGGCCGCATCCAGTCAACGCCCATTTCACGGCGCCACGCCGGCTCAAGGTCCCCAAACTTAACGCCAAAATGCGATTCCATGCGCCTACGGCCGGCAGCGTTATGCGGATTCATCACATACTTTGCATGCTTGCAAGCCAATTGCGGAATCACAAAATTAGACTCAAAAAGCCGGTGACGGTTCACCCTCAGGCCAAACGACGTGCCGCACAATCTCACGGGATCCTCAAGCGGTGACCCTGGCACGTTCTCAATCACATACGGCAACCCGGTTGCCCGCAAAAACTTGCGCGCCGGCTCAATTAGCTGAGGATACTTGCCGGCCAGCCCTGGCTGACAGTTGCTCATGGCCGACCAATGCTGGCACGGTGGCGAAGCATGAATAAAATCAAAACCACCCTCATACACGGATTCAAGCAACCAACCCGGCAAATCGTTAAAATCAGCTTGCACAAAGCTAAACGGATAACAAGGCATCGGCTTGACATCAACGCCCCACATTTCAAAACCCGCCATACTGTAACCCAACGACGCGCCACCGGCGCCGCAAAACAAGTCAAGGCCAACGAGGTCCATCACGCCGCCTTCAAAGGCCGGCCAACCGCCCAGCGAAGGCGCTTACTCGGCGTGTTGCCATAAAGGTAAACGCCCGCATACTTCGGGCAGCGCAACCCATGAGTCTTGGCGTGGCCGGCTACCTCATCACGGATGCGGTTAACCGTTGCGCCCGTGGAACGGAAATCGTCAATAATCAGGTACCGCCGGCCTACGTCCTCAAAGCCAACGAGCGTGGCGCTTCCGTGGTGCATGTCCGAAGGCTTCCGTATGGCCACAACAGGCACGCTCAGGGCCAGGGCCACGGCAGGGCCAACCAAGCTGCCAGACAGCCCCGTAACCGCGATGCTGTCAAACCTGAGGCCAGCGAACGGGGCCAGCTTCCTGACTGCCTCGTCAACCGTGTCACGGAGATCCGCAAGCCCGTAGTCACCCTGGTAAATCACAGTTTGCCCCAACGGGCGTAGGCCAGGACAAGAGCAGCAAGCCCAATGGCCACCAAAACAAGCGCAAATTGCATTGCGGAAGCCTCCGGTAAACGGTTCCCCGTGCGCCCTTTGGTGGCGCGATGAATTCATGGTAAACCCAGTGGAGACGAAAACACTTAACCCAATAGTCCCGGCTTTTTCGGGACTAAAGTCCCGAATCTTGGAAAAAACGAAAAAACTTAAGCCGTTTTCGTCTCCGGTCGTGATACCATAAGAATATATAGATAGATCGATCTAATAGATCGATCTAATAGATTGACAGCCCTTAAGGGCTGTCAATCACTAATAACTAACTAATAATAGTTAAAACACGCACCTTCGGTGCGTGTTAATATATATATATATATATGATCGATCGATCTGTTAAATGCACGGGCACTTTTCGACCGCGTGACTTCTGACGGCAAGCTCAACCTTGAGGATTTCCCGGTTCTTGCCGGTTCCGCTGGTCACCTTCGCTGGCCCGTGCGAAAAGGGGAATCTTGCCTGTCATCCCGTGGCCTCTGATGCAACGCCCAACAGACAGGCGTTAAACGTGGCGGGAGGCACCCGGCCACCCTTGAAAGGGCGCAGGCCTGCCGGGCGCCTCCCTGGCCCGCGCCCAAACCAGATTGAGCCCTGAAGCGCGGGCCTAACATGCAATCCTAGCGCATCACTTCCCAATGGGTATCACCGGCGCCCAAATGCACGCCGGTGATCGTGACGGTTGCGGGACTGGCCGGGCCAGTCTGCGGGCTGCCAAGCCCGTTGCCATTGGAAAAACTCTTATCCAACGTTCTGGCCCCCCTTAACCATTTCTGCGCCGGCGATCACTTTCGGGATGACCTTGCCGTGGTAATGCATCCCGATCACCGGCGTTGACGCTGCAGGGACGGCAGCGGCAACCGGGGCGCCGATAACGCCCAGCGCGCCAGCACTGATGGCGATCCCGCAAGCGAGCCTCTTGATTCTTGACATGGGGGGTTCTCCTTCCCGCCAAGTGTTAAACGTGTCCCGACCCTAAGCCTTGCCGGCGAACCTTGCAAGAGCCTTGACGGTTACCTTGCATCCCAGGCCAGGGCGCTAGCCCAGCCTCATGACGTGCAACTCAACCATGATCGCGGACACGTCGACCGTGCACGCCTCACGCCTCAGCAAGCGTCCCGCCTCCCCTGGCACGCTGGCCGGCTCTGTGCTGGTGATGAGCGCCAGCCCAAGCCACCCGCCAGGCAGCGGGCGGGCAAACCCTTGACACGCCTTACGGATCCTTACGTCAAGCTCCGTCATTGCATGTTCCGTGTATGACTCGCCGGCTGGCGTTTCAAACCTGGCGAGCACAAGATATTGGGTCATGGCAGCGGATCATATCACGAGGCGGGATGGCGCAGTTCGGCAGCGCGTTGGCCTCATACGCCAAAGGTCACAGGTTCAAATCCTGTTCCCGCCCCTAAACGTAAATGGATTGGTAATGTTGGTAAACCCTGGCGATTTGCTCGCAACTAAAAGCACGGGCACGGGCAGCTTCCTAATACGCCTAGGCGCCGCCTTGCGTGACCGCCCCAACTTGGTTAACCATATTGCCATTGTGCATCATGTTGACGCTCAGGGTGTTACGTGGTGCATTGAGGGCCGGCCTGGTGGCGTTGGCTGGCGGGACGCCAGCGACTATCTCAGCAACCGCCACACCTTCGGCAATGGCAGTCAGCCCAAGACTGATGCCCAGCGGGATGAGGTTTGCAAGGGCGCGGTTGCCCTGTTGGGCACGCCTTACGATTGGGAGGCCATAGCGCAAGACGCTGCCGGCGCCTTCGGACTCGATAAGGCATGGGAGCTGCGCTGGGGCAAGGCGGGCACGGTACCCGGGCACGTCGTATGCAGTTCGCTCGCGGCGTACCTCTATGCCAGCGCTGGCCTTGACTGTCCTGAGGGTGACCGGGAGGTTACGCCAGGGGATTGGCTTGGGTTGTGGTTGGAGCGTGGATGGGAATGACGCTCAACGGGGCTGAGTATGAGCCTGACCCGTTGCCATCAGTGCAGCCATACCGGCGCATAACCCGGCGCGACTGTCGTTGTGTGTTCCGTCCTGGCGTCCCGCTCACAATGAGCGCCTGTGATTGCGGTTATTGGTGGCTGGCGTCGTCACGGTTCCCGCATCGTTGGCGTCCCATCAGTAAGGCGCTGGTCTTCCGTGTTTGGTGGCGTCAACTGTCTAAGGATATTGATACTGCCTTTGGCATGACTCGTGCATCCTTATGGCAGGCAGCATAAGACCTTGAGGCGTGCCGCTATTGATGCGCTTGAGGACGGGGCGCCTTGCCCTTTGTGTGGCAAGCCGATGTTCAGATATCAGCCATTGGATTACGATCACATTACGCCGCTGTCAATGGGTGGTAAGCCTGATGGGCCACGCAGGTTGACGCACGCGCGTTGTAACAGGTCTATTGGCGGGCGTATAGGGGGCCATAGGGCACGGCCGCAATTTAAAAAGCAATTGAATAATCGAAAGCGTTTGCCGAAGTGGTGAGCTGCGATTTGTAGGAATCGTCAACGGCAGCCGAACGCGAATTCGATTTTTAGGAATTACAGGGCGAG